GAAAAGTAGTCCGGGGGGCCCAGCGGAAGCGGATCAAGAATCCTGGTGTTCGTACCAGCCGCTTCGACGGGGACTGTCGAGGAGCCGATACGGTAGGTGGGGGGCATTTACTCGAGGCTCGGAAAGTCCGGCGCGTCGCGATCAAGCGGCATCAGCGTCAGCTCGTATCCGAAGTTCTTGACGATGTTCGGCTCTGCGGCGAGGTGCCACTTGCCAAGTCCACCGTCCGGCCGCTGCACGATGAAGTAGAAGTCTTTGCCTGCTTCGATGTCTAGCTGAAGCTCACGAGGAGCCCAGCCACCACCATCGAACTGTGGCGTGATTTTACTGACGATCAGCGCTCGTCCCGAGTGAGCCACCTTTGGACGCGGCAGGATCTCCGTGTCCGTAACGGTCAGATCGCCGCGTTGAATCTCTTCGGACCATGCGCCGATGCGGACGAACACGCGCGTCTGCCGTAGCCCCAGGTCTTGCACCAACTGGCGCACGTTCTGGAAGACGGGAAGCAGGTCATCGCGCAGCGTCATCGTTCAGCCAAGCGGGATAGGGCCGCCGTATTGAAACCGCGTGCCCATCCAGATGTCTCCCTGGTAGCCACCAGTGCCGAACATGTCGGCCATGATGGGCACACCGAAGATGATGCTCAGTTGGCCGCAGAGACGCTTACCCTCGGAGCGCTTCTGCCCGATGGCCGCGGAGCCACTATCGTCCTGGTACCACTCAATGTCCTCTGCGCGCTTGAGGCCGGCAGAGCTGAGCGAGTCGGAGAGTGACGTGGACACTGTGGCGAGTTGCGTGAGCAGGTCGTCCACAATGGCCTTCGCTGCAGCCCGCTCTCCCACGAGGTCAATGGCTGACTCGAGCCGAGAGTTGCGATCCAGGAACACGTCAGGGAAGCCCAGCGCGAGCCGGATCTGACTCTTCTGAGTTTCCGTGAAGGCCACTGGTTACTTTTTCGGCTTGGACTTGTCGTCGGACGCGTCGCTCTTGGCGTTCGGCGTCTCGGGTGTGGTTTTGGGCTTGGTGAGTTCCTCGATCATGGCGTTGGCGGTGGCGAGGTCGCTCTTGAGCTTGTCCCTCTCGGAGCGAAGCTCACCCATCTCAGTTTGAAGATCCGTCAGTGTGCTGTTGAGCGTGTCGAGTTCTTCGGCATGCTCATCAGCCTCGTCTGACATCTGCTTCTCGTATTGCTCCTGCATCGCCCGCAGCGCCTTGCGCGCCTCCGCGCGCAGAGACGCCAACTGGCCAGCAGCCGCGTCGACGTTCCCTTCGACATCCTCGCCTTCGGTAGGATCCAGGGGGATTCCCTGAAGCTTCACCGCGTAGGCGAACACGTTGGGGATCGAGCACTCGGCGTGCGGTGCAACCCTGTAGTGTGCGCCGCCAAGGTCGAAGTCGAGGTCACGCCCGCTGTTGTTGACGAACCTCACGGGGCCACCACAGTGATGGCCTGGCTACCCATGGCCGCAGCCATGTGCAGATTGATGTCCGTCTTCAACTCGTTGGCTAGCGTGATGCTGGTTGCGAGGTCGGACGCGTCCGACGAGGAGATGACGTTCGTGGCGTCCGCCGTCGGATGCGAGGCAGTCAGAACGCGGTGAGCGTTGTAGTCTGCCTTGATCTCATTGAGCAGCGTGTTGGACGTCGACTGGTCTGTTGCCGCCGCTGCCGCAGTGACGTTGGTGGCGTCCGCGGCGATGTGGGCACCCACGCCAGTCGTTGCGTTGCAAGCGCTGGCGATATGGGTGTTGTATGCGGCCTTGAGTGCATTGGCGAGCGCCACGACCGTTGGAAGGTCCGAGGCGTTGGCCGTGGACACCGCAGTCGACGCGTCGGCGTGGAAGATGGTGCCGACCTTGAGTTTGAGGACGTCGAGTCGCAGCTTGTTGGCCTGCGTCACGGCCTCATCGGCCTTCAGGTTGGCGAGATTGCGGATGGTCACTGCCATTGGAATGTCTCCGGCGAACCTGGATCAGGTTGCGACGTTCTTGCGGCAGCCCATGGCGTTCGGCTTGCGAACGACCAGCTGCAGTTCGGTGAAGCACGAGTAGCGATCGGCATCGCCGTTCTTGGCGAGCTTCACGCACTGGATGCCGAGAGGTGTCTGGCCGAAGCCATCGTCTGCCTTGAGTGGCAGGTTCATCGTGCCCATGGCCTCGGGCTCGAGAGGCTGGTACCAGATCTCGATGTAGTTCGAGTTCAAGTAGTAGATGCGGTTTGCGGTCGCATCCTTGTCCTTGATGAAGACCATGCCGTCGAGTTCCAGGCCCTGGAAGCCGGCGTCGAGCGTCACCTTGCCGCGGGGAGTGGAGACCTCCGTCACGTAGCGGCGAGTGGCGTCATAGAGCCCACCGACAGTGTCGAACACCTCTGGCGAACACACGGCAATATCTGGCGATTCGCCGCAGGCCTTGAAGATGGCGGTGCGGTCGGCGCGAATCTGAGCGAACGTCGGCGCCGTCAGGGAGCCGGGGTCCGTCACGGTCGGAAGCCAGAAGGCGTTCGCCGGCAGCGTTGCGCGGTTGATCGTCGCGTAGGTGTTGGTCGTGTCGGCGATGGCGACATCGAGACCGGCGATGTTGTTGGTCGTACCAGCGCCACTGAAGAGCGCGGCGTTGACGGTGGACGCGACCTTGGCGCTGGAGTTGACCATGTTGCGACCGATAAGGTCGCGCATGCCACCAGGTCCCGCCTGAGCGGTACGGGCGGCGCGCCTGGCAGTGCCCGTCACAGTGAAGTTGGAGCGGGTGCGCGACCAGCCGAGGACGGCCTGCTGTTGGGCATCGCTGCCGAAGTTGGCGGCGTCCGCACCGTCGGCGTAGGTCTCGCCAATCTGGCCGTCTGCCTCAACGCTCCAGGCACAGTTCTGCCCGGAGCCTGGAATGATGGGCAGGATCCGCAGAAGCGCGGATCGGCGGTTGATCTGGCGAACGACGTCGCCGCGGAGGAACTGACCAAGCGTGATGAGCGCGAGCGTCTGGGGTGCGTCAGCCATGGCTGCTTGCTTTCTTGACGCTCGCGGCTAAGCGCTTGCGTCTATCAGAGATTTTCGTCGAGTGACCCGTGCTCGGCCTCGAAAGCCGCAATGGGGTCGGAGTTGTTGCCAGCGAACTGGCCATTGCTGGCGCGCTGTCCCGCTGGGACATTGCGTCGAGTCTGCTGCTGAGTCGGGGGCGGCAGGAAAAGCTGCGCCTCCTTCGACTTGAGCCAGTGGGGGACCGCCTCAGGGATCGCCAACTCCTGGTCTTCTTCGGGAAGGTCCTTGGCGATCTTCGCTCGTACCTTCATGCGCGGATTACCGTCGTCGTCGAAAGCCAGTTGCCCGCGCGCTCGAACGAGGTCGATGCACATGTCGAGCGCCTCAGCCTTGACCTTGCCGGTCAACTCGGAACGAAGCGTCGCGTAACCGTCATTCTCGACGCGTCGCTTTCGCTCGGCAGCAGCGGAGTCCCGCGCAGCCTTGTTCTCATCCTCGAGCCGCTTGAGCTTCTTCTCCAGAGCCTCGAACTTCGGGTCTGGCTTGTCGGCCGTCTCATCAGTGCCAGCGTTGACGCCTGGCTTGGTAGGAGGCTCCTTGCCCTTGTTCGAATCTTCCTCGGTCTTCGGCTTGGACAGTCCGGCAAGTTGCTCTTTGAGCGGACCGAGCGCTGTGTCCAGTTGCGGACCGAGCAATTCGCCAAGGACGCGCGGCAGGTCCTTTTTCAGCGAAGACTGGATGATGCCAGCCATGATGCTGCGGGCTTCGTCCTTGGTAAGGAAGTCCGGCTTGCTCTCGTCGGTCTTGTCGGGCTGTTTGGTCGGGTCGTCTTCAGTGGCCATGACAGTTTCTCCGTGGTCTCGTCAGTGAGACTCGGGTCTACGGCGTTCTCCCTTTGCCCAGCGCGCCGTGCTCGCCGGAGGGGACGTCCCGTTGGTGGGACGAAACCTTGCGTCAGCCGCTCAGCCGCCGCGAGGCGACCAACCAACCAACTGGATGTTCACGGCTGCCCCCGCTGAGGTGCTGGCGCCAGCCACATAGAAAGCTCGAATGCGATCGCCCCACGTCCCGCCAACGATTGTGTTCGCGGCAATGGCTGGGGAGGATCCGGAACCCACCGTGGTGAGTGTTGTCTGCTGAAGCTTCCGCACGACATGCCAAACGCGCACGGATGAACCAGCACCAGCGGCGAGTTGCGGGAAGTGGGCGAAGTCGACCCAGGTGGTACCACCGTCGTAGGAGGTCTGGAGATAGACATCCAGAACGCCACCGGTGGCCCCAACGAGCGTCGCAATGACTGTCAGCGTCTCAGCGTCCAAGAGACCGCTGATCGCCGTAGCGCCCGCGGCAGAGCCAGCGGCTGCTGGTGTCGTCCCGGTGATTGTTCCGACCGATAGCTTTGCGGACATGTGCTCTCAGTTCGGAGGAGGTTGCGTCTGTGCCGGCGGTTCGCCTGGCTTTGATGCTGGAGGTGGAGGTACCTCAGCCAATCGCTTCTTGGCGATCGCTGCTTCCTGCGCCATCTCTTCCACGCCCGCTTCGATCTCGACTCGAATCGCGTCTTTCTGAACCTGGTCCAGAGAGGGCAAAAGCGACTCAGCGGCCTGCTGGAACAGGGCTTTCTGAAGCGTCTTGGATGGGATGCAAAGTTCCTTCGCGGTCGCCGTGTTCTCTACGACGATAGCGGCGTCGGCTAGGTTGAAGCGGTCGAGCCCCTCAACGGTGATGCGGACGTTGTCTCCACGGCCTTCAACGATCAACGCGTAGACCTTGTCGATGGCCTCACGCACAATCGCACCATAGGCCTTCAGGCAGACCTCGGTAGCTCCGGAGTCGGCGCTCTTGCTCTCCGCGCTACGGCCCACGGCAGCTGCGTTGTTGTCCACGCCCTGAGCCATCTGTTGGGCGACGCGATAGATCTCGTCCTTCTGAGACTTGACCTCGGTCGCGATGACATCGAACGGCTGGGACGGCGGTGCGAACCAAGACAACTTGTCGTCTTGTCCGAGGCGGAGGTAGTTGCCCACGCCGAGCGGCGATTGCCCCATCGGGTCTTCCGCGTAGTGGAACACCGGCATCGCGTAGCAGGTCATCTTCATCGCCCAGCGAAGTGCGGCGTGGTCCTGAAAGTGAGCAACCTGCGCGTCGGCCACGCGGTTCATCAGCCAGAGACCGGGCGGCGCTTGCACGCGCACCAGAGGCACTCTGGAGAAGCCGTGAAGCTCGCTGGACTTGAGCTTGACATCGGCGTCGGTTTCTGGATCCTTGTCGTCCGGATTCAGCACCAACTCGAACGTGTGGATCTGCGTCCGATCGTAGATGCGCCACGTGCGGATGCGACGACCGCGATTGTCGAGCGGCGATTCACGTGGCCGCGTCTCCTCAAACATGATGGCCCACAGCAACTGGCCATCGCCGTCGAACTGCCAGTCCAGTACGGACTCGGGCTCCACATGGTGGAGGCATACGCGACCAAGATCGCGCGCTTCCCAGTCGGCCCGATTGGCCGGTGGTGCACCGAGTTGGCTCGGCAGTGAAGCGAGCCACCAGCACGTCTGCTTGACCAGTGCGGTACGGAACCCGTCGCGCATGAAATCAACGAGGTCTTGGCCGTTGCCGTCGACGTCCTCCTTGAATGTCGAGTAGAACGGATCCTGTTCGACGGGTTCGCCAGTCTGAGCGTTCGCCGACCGTGTGGTCATGGGCGCGCCCATCAGTTGCGAGGCGAAGAAGTCGACAATAGGCCCGACGTAGCTCCGGTATCGCGCGTGCGCTTGGCGCAGCGCAAACACCTCACCCGTCTCGAACTGATTCTTGTGCAGGAACCTGCCGATGCGTGCGCGAAAGTACTTGCCGCCGCGATACAGCGCATCGTAGTCGCCCCACGTGTCAGCATCGTATTCCGGATGCTTGGCGGTGAGGCGGTCGAGTTTCATGCTAGAAGTTGCCCATACCGCGCGAGACTTGAGGCTTGCCGAAGCGGCCTATTGTCAAATAGCGTGCGGCGTCGATGGTGTGATTGTCCCGGTCGACAGTCTCGTCCAAGAACTGGTCCTTGTTCTTGGAGTCTCGCTTGCGCCTGTAGAGTCCCATCTCTCGGATGAACTCTTTGCACTTCGGCGAGATGTAGAAGCGAGCGAAGCGTACGCCGTCGTTGGTCTCACGCGGAGCGAGCCGATTGGACATCGCGGAGATGCCTGGCTCGATTGAGTTGTCGGTCTCTTGGATGCGACAGCCAGCGTTGCGCAGCGCCTGAATGCGGTCCGGCCTTGAAGGGTCGCAGTACCACTTGGCGTTCGGGTAGGTCTTGAGCACTTGCTTGGCCTGCTCAACCCACCACGATTCAACGCGGCCTTTCTGGTAGACCTCGTCGAGGAAGTGCAAGGACGCATCGTTGCCGTTCCCGCACACGCCAGCGATCTCGAACACACCAGGGTCTTCCCAGCCATGGTCGACGCCGACGAGAATCTCACTGAACTTTGCGTCCTTGTGCGGCTCTCGAACGTGAAGCTCACGCGAGAACATCGGGAACACGAGCCCTTCGCCCGCGTCGAAGTTGCACTCCCACTCACGCTCGAACGTGGCGAGCATGCCAGCGATCTCGGCAACCCTGCGCTCACGCTGAACGTACTCTGCATCCACGTGCTCGGGTGCGTCGCGCCACGTGGCGTGCACTCCGAAGTATCCTTCAAGTTGGTCCCGACCGAGGCAGTAGCTTTGGTAGAGCAGCCCGTGCCGGCCCCTCATCGGGGTCCCGCCGAGCATCGCGCGCTTCAGGCTGAACGGCTCGCTCAACCATGGCGCAACGACAGCGCTGTACATCTCACGGTCAATGTCATCGCACTCATCGACGAAGGCTGCGTCAGCCCGGATGCCTCGGATAAGCTCGCCCTGCTCAGCAGAAGCGAACTGGATCCAAGAACCGCCGTGGAACTCAGCCCTCAGCGTGGTGAGATTGAATTTCCCGCCGAGGTAGGCGAACTGTCCGAAGAGCTTGCTTTGGAAGCGAGCAACGACTGTCTTGCGCGCCTGCGTCGCAGCGGGAAGCAGGTAGATGATCCGTATCCCGGACCCGTCGTACCCGCCGCGTTTGCGATACTCCCACTCGGCAGCGAGCAGGAACATGCACAGAAGAATGAACTCGCTCTTGCCGACTCCGCGGCCCCAGGCGAGAACGACCGTTGAGCGGTCAGTGAATCTGCGGTAGGCCCGCGCCTGTGGGCGGTTGAGCCGTACGCGTATCTGAAGGCCCTGCGGACTCGTCGTCGGACTGGTCACCATCGGGAGGCATCTCGATCACGATGGTCGTCCGCCCACTCTCGTCGGTCGGCCGCTCTGGCTTGAAGAGCGCGATGGCGCTGGCCATGGCCTTGAAGGCGATGTCCATGTCCTTCGGGTCGCTGGAGTTCTTGGCGCGCTTGACTGCGGACTCCGCCAACTCAATCGCCGACAGCCTCAGCCCGTCAATGCGCGCAGCCTGCGAGGGCTTCTCGGCCGGCTCAACCTCAACCCCAACCCCAGCCCACTTCCGCTGCTCACTCCGGATGTAATCCAGGAGCTTTGGGTCGAGCGACTCCTGTCGTTTTCGCGGCGGCATGTCCGCCTGCCATCTGGGCCTGCTGGTCGCGTCACTCGCGCCCCGAGTCAGTCACCCGTGTCAGTGTGCACTCTAGCGCCTAGGAATCTACTGCGGCAATGTGTATGGCGTAAGGCATCGGCGTTTTCTTGCGCAGCAAACAGGCTCGCCTCGCGCGTGGCGTAAAAGAACGTACAGCCGTGTAAAGCTCCGCTGTGGCGTGCCACTCTGCGCACCTGGTCCAGCGCTGCCACGACGACCGCTGGGCGCAGCCTGGCTTCTCTCGCATCCACGATGGACCAGCAGTTGCGACACGTCTGGGATGGCCACGCCCTCGCAGCATCCGCATCGCCCCGTCCGTCGCCCGCGCACCGTCATGCACGACCAACGGATGAGCGTGCTCACTCCGCGGGAGCAAGTGGAACTGGAGGCTGGTCGTCGGAGTCGGCTGATTCGGGAGGAGTTGGAGCTGGAGGAGGCGCTTTGTTGAGCGGCTTCGCCCGACAGTCCGCGATGACGTTCGGGCTCTCCACTCGAAACCCGTCCGCCCACGGGCCCTGATACGAGAGAATGCCGGCGCAGTCCTGGCAGAACGATTCCGTGCCTGTCGTGGTAACGGAGGTCCGTATCTTCAACGAGCAGTTGCAGGCGCCGGCGGGCCAGAGCATCTATCGCCTACGCTTCCTTCGCTGCCCCATGAGCGGGCGACCGCGACCACGCGACGCCGGGACCATCTGCTTCGCCTCCCACGCAGCAACGGCTTCCTCAAGCGTCTCTCTGCCCCAGTCGCCACGTCCGTACCGAATGACCGCCTGGATGGCGTCCTCCAACTCCGAGCGAATCTCCTCGGCTTCCTCCAGCAGTCTGTACGCCAGCATCATCTTGTCAGCCGCACGCTCGAATCCGGCATCACGAAATTCGGCGGCTGCGCCATGACAGTCGTTGGCGTACCTGTTGAGGGTGAGGTAGTTCAGGTCGTCGCTGTTGGCGCTCACGCCGCGAAGTACTCCGTCGCACGCTTCTGCCCCTTGGTCGTCACGCTGCCGCTCTTGACCAACTGCGTGATGGGCAGCAGCCAATCCTTCTTGGTCATCTTGAGCGCAGCCTTGATGACCTCTGCGCGCTGGCCGGGGTTGGCTTTGATGTGGGCCAGCACCGTGTTGCGGTCGTCCGTGATGTCGCTGGGCGTGCGGCGGATTCGCTTCGCCGGCTTCCCCGCCTTCACGGCGACCTTCGCTGCGGGCTTGGTCTTCTTGGACTGGAGCGACCGCTTCGGCAATACGACCTTGCCGGTGAGCCTCAGATGCCGCCCGTTCCCCGACACGTCGCGCACGTCGAGCTTTGCGACCGCGGCATCTACAGCGCGGCGCACCTCCTTGGTGAGCGCGGTCTGGATCTGGACGGTGTACTTCTCGACGATCGATTTGATGGTTTGCATTCGTATCTCCTAATCACTTGCTGCGATGACGCAACGCTAGACTGTCTGCACGCGCCGAATGCTGCCCGACGAATCCGACAGCGCTGGGTAGATGACTTCGTTCTTGGCGTAGTCGCTCAACTCCACGTCGAACACGTAGAGGTAGTCGAAACCGTTGCCGCGAATGCTCTCGATGCCCGTTGCCGCGTGGAGCGATACAATGCATCCGTTCTCTAGGCGCACCCAACTCTCCGGAGTGATGCCTCCGATGGCGTCTCGCACGGGCACAACGGTCTTCAGTGCTCGCTTCATGTCCGACAGCGCCGCCCAGTTCTTGACGATGATGCCGACGAGCCCACCCGGAAGAAGCAAGGCCTTCTGCAGAGCCAAATCGCAGAGGATGCCTGCGTGAGCGACGATGATGGGCGGGTGGTCCAGCGTCTCTCTGTTGGCCTCGTTGTGCCGCACACGCTCTTCGTACTGCTCACAGTCACTGCGCTTCTCTGGTCCACCAACTACGAAAGTAGCAACCATGTCACTTCACCAGTTCCTTTCTTCATCACGACCACCAATCACCAGTACTCGTCTAATCAGACGGCCTGCTAAACTCCGCCATGTCCAGCAAGTCGTAGGCCTGCCTGTAGACCTCCCTCCAAATGTGGAGCCTGTCTTCGATGAAGACGAGGTCGCATATATGCGTGGAGTGCTCATCGTCGAAGTGGGCGCAGCCATCCCACCTCACGAAGCCGCTGATTATGGGCTCGCCGACTTCATGGGTGTCGTCCGCTTCGGACGCTTTGTAGTCGCGCCACACGCGAAAGTTGACGCTGCGAACCTCTTGGTCATCGGCGACGATTGGCTGAGACTCCACCTCGTAAACGATCTGGGCCGGAGTGGTGACGCTTACCTTTGGTGTCCACTCGGCATTTGAAGTTATCACTTCCCCTCCGCCTTCCGAAAGCTCTCCACCGCCACCCGATGCGCCTCGAACCATCTCTCCAGATGCCAGACCGACACCGAGTATCCACGCGGGTCGCGATCCATCGGGAATCCCTTTCGCTTCACCCACTCGTCGAGTTGCACTCTGGACACCCCTGCTGCCGCTGCGATCTGCTTCTTGCCGTAGATGCGTTCACGGGCCCTTGTCCGCTCGGCCTGGATAGCCTCTGTGGCGATGGTGGCTCCGACGCGGGCGATGGTTTCGATGTGCTTTTCGTCCATCACTCCGCCCCCAACTTCGAGCCGCACTTCTTGCAGTAGACGGCGTCGCTGTCGTTCACCGTTCGACACGGCTCGCAGTATGCCCGCCCGAACATGCCCGAGATGTCGCGGCCGGTAGCGTCTTGGCAGACGAGCCAGTCCACGAACCAGCGGCCAGCGGCGTTCTGCTTCGCGAGGTAGCAGCAGACGCCGGATTGCTTGGCGGCGCACGCGCGGGCGAAGGCTAGGGCATCGTCGCTGGTGGCGAAGGTCACGACTCCTCCCCGCGGTGGTAGACAAACCCCCTGTGCAGCCTCGGTCCGGACCTCACCATCCCAAGCGCCTTCCTAGCGGCCATCCAAGCCTGCCAAGCAGCACACACGCTCTTGTGCGCCTCCACCCTGCACGCTGACTTCTCGGTCTTGGATGCGTGGTGCACAAGCCAGCGCGACAGCGAACCCTTCGCCGGGTTCCAGTGCTTCTTTGCGGCCTCCGTCTCCACCATCACCTGCGCCCAGTTGCCAAGCTCTGCAGCCCGCTGCTTCCGCGCACGCTCCTGCCCCGGCCCTTCCAGTGAGGCACGCGCCTGCGCACTTCCCGCAAGCTCGAGCTTCAACTCCGGGATTGCGTCCTGCGGACCGTACGCCAGTTGCAGCACCCGCACTTGCTCGGCAGTGAGCAGCGCGATGACCTTGGCCGTCTCGGCGTAGCGCTGGGCCTTGCTGGGCTTCTCGCTGCGTGCGCCGTCGTCGTTGAGTCGACCAGCCAACGTGTCCTGGTCGCGCTGCTTGAAGCCAACGCTGCCGCTGCGGACCATTCGCCCATCGGGGTCTGGCTGGCCACGCACGCCGATACCGGTGGACGCCATTGCGATGAGTGCGCCGTGGAGGCTCTGAAGGCAGAGGCCGTCTGCAGTGAAGTACTCGTACAGCCGATCGCACGTGCTTGGTGGCTTGGAGATTCGTTCTTCGCTCATACTGCTCCTGGACCGCGGCCTGCGCGGTCGTCACTGAGTCGCTTCCTCAACAGCCTCAGATCCAAGCGCCGCTGCTCGTCCAATGGATACCCAACGTGATGCAGGTCCGCGCACCCACTCAGGTCACGCGGATCATTCATGGCGACCGAGACCTCGCCGGACAGCCGATCCTTCATGACCGCGACGAAGACTCCGTTGCGCTCGCTCATAGACGGCTCCACACCAGGAACGCACAATACGCTCCAGCGAACCCAACGAGGAAGATGACCGCGAGGCATCCGCAGCCGTTGAAGAAGCTGTCTGCTGCTTTGCGGCTGCCGTCGTATGGCTTCACGGCTTACCACCAGACGTTGGATTCACCATCGGCACAACGCGCCCGCCCGTGATCTCCAAGCTCTCGTTGATGTCCACCTCCAGCGTGGCCGTGTCGCCGGCGAAAAACTCCGCTCGCTGCTCCTCGCTGAGACCAAGCGCACTAGCCACGTCACTCCAGCGCTTCGACTCATGCCGTAGGACGATGGTGCCGTGCTTGGCCTTGGGATTCACAAGCGTCTGCTTCACCGTGCACTCGGTGACCTCGCCGTCTTGAATGATGAGGCCTTCGACGTCACCGCCATCCCACGTGACGACAGCCTCAACGCGGCCGTGGATCATCTTGGCAATGTCGTCGAAGCAGCCTGAGTAGGAGTCCAACGCGGAACCGCTGCCTTCCCCGTAGAACCCGAGGTTCTGGAGTGGCACCCTTGCTTCCGGGTCGAAGTCATCGGGCAACGCGTTGTTGAGGTCCTCCAGGAAGTTACCCTCTGGCAGTTCATCCTCCCACTGCTCGTAGAGCCTGGCGATGTCCTTGGCGTACATCCAGGCGTCGAGCTTCATACACTCAATGTGGTCGATGTTCATGCCCATGGCTTCCTCCCACTTCGACGTTCGACAGATTGGTCATCGCTTCACTCCCAGTAACTCCGCACCCACCACCGCAGCCCGCTCCGCATCCGCATCCATCTTGGCCTTGGCAGCATTGAGCAGGTCTAGCATCTCCAGCAGCCTCGCCTCATCGAACTCCAGCGTCACAGTGACTGATTCCTCGGCGTCGTCATCGTCCGTCTCGATGGTGAGAATGGCGTGGCCGGTCTCGAGCCATTGGAAGTCGAGACCCATTAATAGCCCACGTAGAAGCGGACCACCTTCACGTTGGCCGGCAGCTTCGCAATCTCCACCTCGTAGCCTTCCTGGCAGTCGGACTTCCACTCCTTCACGGCAGGTGTGTCCTCAATCTCCACCTCGACACCGTTCTCGTCCGGCTCACGCCAGTCGAAGAACTTCTGCACCTCCTCGGGGACCTTCACCTTCGCGGCGACGCAAGCATCGTAGACCTTCCTCTTGGCCTTCCACTCGCTGTCCGGTGGTGAGAAGCCGACTAGGTGTGCGCTGATACTCATGCTCTGGACTCCTTGCTCATCAATGTGCAGTCCTCCCCTAGCACACTGTCCCCGCAACGCCACGGTCCAAGCGGTTCTGGATGCGATACGCAGACACGCGCCATCAGTTTGAAGTCCACGCCGAAGCCGTGCATCTTCAACTCTCCTTCGTCTTGCGCAATGCGCGCGGGCTCAATCCTGTCGCCGAGCATCATGTTGCCAAGGATGCGTTCGGAGCCGAACAGCAGATGGATTACCCAGCGCTCTCTGGCGCTCCAGGCCCACCCGTTCCCGTAACGGACATCGTTGGTCATCTCGTCGACAGTCGGCCACCAGAAGACTTCCAGTGTGGAGCGGCTTGCTCTGGCCCAAGCGCCACGCTCGTTGTGCAACTCCTGATTGAGGTGCGCAGCGCACTTGCGAAGATGCGCTTCCTTACGGAGCCTATCAGACTCCGCTATCACGAGAGCATCCAGTGGCATCGTTAGCAGTGACGACAGGCTCACTCCTTGCTTCGTGTCCTGCATGCTCATCGCCGTCTTCCCCTTACTCGTTGCCGTCATTGGCCTCGTCCTCTACTTCACCACCGAGAAGGCCAAGGAGCCCGGTCGCATCATGTTCGCCGTCGGATTGCTGGTCCTGACGTGGCTGCTCGCTGGGCATACGGTGGCGTTGAGGTGAGTCGGTCAGAAAGCTCCGGGAACTGGGAAGCTATCCAGGCAATATCCACGTTCATCTCCGACGCCTTCCATCAGATGGCACCCGTACGACGGGCAATGCGCCAGGTCCACTCGTTGAACAACCATGACCCGTATGAGAGGGGCACCGCGCGTACCGAGGCCTCGCAGACCTTCTCCACCCGATCATCCTCGAAGCCGAGCACGCCGACGCCGTAGGATGAAGCCGCACCCATGAAACGTTCTCCTGCGCGATGCCGAGG